CAAATCTAGGAACGGTTAGAGACTCGGTTTTAAAAATAATGATGAGGTCCATAGTCGGTATATGTGAGACAGTTGGCGTGTTGACTTTAAGATTCAAGATAGTCTTCACATCATGATCCCCTTATTGTGAATTGATTGCGATTTTTGTCGCTTAAGAGGGGTGTTCAACTCTCTTTTTAAATGAGATAAAATGTTGAAGATAAAGATAAAATGTTAAAGATAACGATAAAGATAAAGATAAAGATAAAGATAAAGATAAAGATAAAGATAAGGAATGAGATCAGACCAGGTAATATGTAATAAGATAAGGAAAGATTAGATTAATAAAACAAGGTGAGATAAGATGAGATAGGATTGGATGAGATAAGACAAATAAGATAAGGAAAAGGGGTAAGCTAAGATAAGTCGAATAAGATAAGATAGGATAAGACGGGATAAGATAAGGAAAGATAACTCCTTGTTAACAATTCTCTAGGATTTCTGCCTCTCCTTCTCTTGAATCCGGAATCATAGAAGCGATCTCAGATTGTCAGCAAGCTCTGGCCTCTTCCGTACACGCTTCTTTTCGACAATGATGTCATAAAGTTCTCCGTCAGTCAATGTTCGGAGAAACGGCCTGTCCTCTTTCCCGGCTGCCTTCCTTAGCGATTTCCAATCGATATCAGACATTCCCGGCAACGAACTACGCCAGCCTGATGAAGGCCTAGCAGTGGGAATTGGTCTGACTGCTTCTGGCCTCAGCAAGACCCGACTATTGCCTGGTCTTACGTCTATCGTTCGTGCAGGCCTGCTCGGCGACGGGTCTTCACTCGGTGTCGCCGACTCAAGCACTGCGGAAATACTTCCCTCTTCCTCTTCAGTGTCATCGTCTACTGGTTGATCGACAATGGTCTTGGACACTGAAGATGTGGCCGCTGTTTGATGTCTCGGCGATGTAAGGAACGGAGGCCACTGTGAAGTCGGCATAACGCGAGGAGGCACCGGTCTATTACTACCGAGCTCGGATCTTGGGGAGATAGGCGTAGTCGAATCTACTAGTTCGGCACGGAGTCGCTGCTCACCTTCGATAGGTGTCAAGTTGTGGAACTTGACTTTCTTGCCTTTAAGCATCAGGCCAGCAATGTTACTAGGATCTCGGGCAGTAAGAGTCCCCGGGCCGGGCTTGATTTCTAGCTCCTTTGTGAAAGATTCTATGCTCGAGACGCTTTTAAGTAGCTGGTCCAGAGCGGCTTTGGAGTCGTTCGCCGTCTGGGTAAGATCAATGAATGCCTCGTAGATGATTCCAAGTCGCTCTCTCATTATAGCCATTACCCCGCAGGCTACTTTGATCTTATTGCCTATTCCTCCTCCAGACGAGTAAGAGATGGGGTCAAAGTTGATGTCGGTCAATTGGCTATACTCGCTCATCATCTCTATGCTCTCGGTGTACTCCTTCTCTAGTAGGAGAGTCGTACTGTCGATGACAGCGTGGCTGACTTCGAAATTGTTAAGTTTCCTTGCTGCATCGGCAATTCGCGGCTCGGCTGCTTTAAGTGAAGTCTGATTGAGATGAGCTCTGGCCGAGAGCCATTTAGTCTTATAGTTGTTTCTCTTCGTGTGTGGCATGGTTACAAGAGTGAGAGGTCAAGAGTGACAGAGGGGGTTAGTCGGTAGTACGATTGGTTATGGTAGTTGCAGTATGACTGGTGATTTGTTTTAAAGAACTCCTACACTTTCTTTAAATTAAAACAGAACCCTCCTCTTGATTCTTTCAAAACCTATGGAGTGGCAGGCTCTTGTCTCGGAAAATATCTGCATTGAGACGTCCAGCTATTCGCAGGGCATCCTTATGGAGATGTCGGAGGTCATAGCTAATATCGATGAGTAGCTTCCCTGTCGCCAGTACCACATCTCGCAACACATCTGCCGCATGTGATAGCCGTTGACGGAGCGGAGCAGAACAACCCGGCGCTGAAGCACACTGGCGGAGCCTCGCGACCTCGTTCGCAAGATCATTCTGAGATATAGCCGGCTGTCCATATGTGATGTGAAGTAGATACCCTATGTAGTTACGTGCTTCCGATGGTCGAATAGTACCACAGCGATAGTCTAG